CCCTTGAATAATAAATTGTACGTAATAAATACTTAGCTTGACGTTAATTAAAATATTCTTTAAAATCCAAGTGTTGGAATTAAATTTCCCTTTAGGCTGATTTAAAGCCGCACATAGCTGATTCAAAGCACCCATTTAAAATTATTGGTCTTCCCATGCCAGGATAGGTGCGAATATGGAAGAAACTGTAAATACGCTAGTTGACCTGAATACGGTCGAGGTTTCCTTGGTAGACAAGGGAGCGAACGAGCGCGTGTTCGCCATTATGAAAGCGGAAACAATGAACGAATTAGTCAAAGACATTTTGGAAGTTCCTTTAGAGCAAGAGGCAGAGGTAATTGAATCTCTTGTTGAGAAGGATCTTTCTGAAGATGCACAGCACAGTCTTATCGGAGCGATGAGATTGGTGCAGGCTTACAAGGATGAAGCAGGAATGCGTGAGGCGCTTGTGTCTCTAGCGGAACTGCTGGACTTTAACAAACCTGAGATGGAGGAACCCTCAATGGATCAAGAGATTGTCCAAGAAGAAACTTCCCAGGACGATCTTAATCTAGCGAGTGTTCCAGAAGAAGTACGCGCACAGGTTGAAGATCTCTGGAAAGCAAATGAAGTTGCAGTAAAGAAGGCTGAAGAGCTTGAAGCTGTATTGAAAGCAGAGCGTGATGAGCGTTTGACTAAAGAGTATATCGCAAAGGCTGAAGCTGAGTACGGTAATATTCCAGGTCACAGTGCAGAAGATCTTGGGCCAATGCTCAAGAGCTTGAATGCACATGATGCTGATATGGCAGGAAAGCTTGAAGGTCTTCTTAAGACCATGAGTCAAGTTCTTGCTAAGAGCGAAGTATTCGCAGAAGCTGGTGTTACTACTCAAGATGCAGGTTCAGGTAAAAACCCTGAATCCCAACTTGACCAGTTAGCTACTCAGTATTCAACTGAAAACCCCGGCGTGTCCTACGCTAAGGCTTATGATTCAGTTCTTAAGTCTGAAGAAGGTCGTCGCCTTTACGCTGAATACGTTCAGGGATAATAATCGAGGAGATTAAAAATGGCTTATGATATTACAGCCGGTTCAACAATCGTCACTTTTGAAGCAGCTGGTGATTTGTCTAGTTCTCAATACAAACTTGTCAAGCTTGACGGTGACGGCAAAGTCGTAATCGTTGCTGCTACAACAGATATTCCAGTAGGGGTTCTTCAGAATGCACCTGCATCTGGCGGCACAGCAAGTGTTCTTGTTTGTGGTGTTAGTAAAGTAAGTGCTGATGCAGCTATTGCTGAAGGTGTTTTGTTGAAAACTTCAGCTGACGGTCAAGTAACTACCATCACCATGGATGCAGCTCATGCCGCCGATGAGACACTGACTGCCACTCTATGTATTGGCGTAGCTTACACAGCAGCAAGTGGTGCAGCTGCAATTTTAACAGCAGGTATCAACTGCTTAAACCCATCAATGACTTACGAATAGGGAGGATTGAACAATGCCACAACCTAATAGTACAGATGTCCATGTAGATGGACCCTTGACCAACCTAAGTGTTGGCTACAAGAATGATATGAAATCTTTTGTTGCAGATCAGGTTTTTCCAACCGTACCTGTTGCAAAGCAAACTGATAAATACTTCACCTATACCCAAGCGGATTTCTTCCGTACCGATGCACAGCGTCGTGCCCCTGGTACAGAGTCTGCCGGTTCAGGTTACAACCTTAGTACAGGCACTTACAGCTGCGATGTTCTTGCACTTCACAAGGATATTGCAGATCAAACCCGTGCAAATACTGATGCACCTCTAGACTTGAATCGTGATGCGGTTGAGTTCCTAACTCAACACATGATGCTTAAGCGTGAGCAGGATTTTGCAAGCACTTTTCTTACGACAAGTGTTTGGGGAACTGATTACGACGGCGACTGGACAGGAACTAACTCTGCAATTGATGAGATCCAAAATGGTCAAGATACAGTAGAGGGTAATACCGGTTACCGTCCCAACGTTCTTGTTCTCGGCGCACAGGCTTATACTGAGCTAAAGAACAATGATGATGTTCTTGATCGTATCAAGTACACTCAGCAGGGTGTTGTAACTGAGCAGCTTCTTGCAAGTCTTCTTGGTCTTGACAAGGTTTTGGTATCACGGGCTATTAAGAACGGTAACGCTGAAGGCGTAGCCGCATCTTATTCTCGTGTAATGACTACAGCAGAGGCGCTTCTAGTATACGCTCCTGCTACCCCATCACTCATGCACCCCTCTGGCGGATACACGTTTTCGTGGACCGGCTACAGTGGCGCTAAAGAAGGTCAGCGAGTAAGCCGATTCCGTATGGATCACTTGCGTTCTGACCGGGTTGAGATGGAAATGGCGTATGACCATAAGTTGATTTCAAATGAACTTGGTTATTACTTCACATCAGTCAACGCGGGTTCATAGGTAACTGATTATGGCATGGACCTACGGGGGTGACCCAGCTAACTCTACTCGGGAGGCAGTTCGATTTTGGTGTGGAGACACAGATACCAATGATCAACTGCTTACCGATGCAGAGGTAGATTACATTCTGACACTTGAATCCAAGGTGATTCAAGCGGCTGCAACTGCGTGCGAGATGATTGCATCGGAGTTTGCAAGACAAGCCGATACGAAGAATGGGGCTCTTAGTGTAAGTGCCAGCCAGAGATCTAAAGCTTATGAGCGCAGAGCTTCTTTACTGAGAAGTAAGGTTAACCGTGAAGTCGAAGTCTTCGCGGGTGGCCTTACTGTCTCAGGTAAAGATTCTCTTAATGAGAGTACAACCGCAGTCCAGCCCGGTTTTAAAACTGGTCAGGACGATAGAATCGTTCTCGATGAGAAGAACGAGTACAATCGTTCATAATGGACGCGCAGTTAAAGAAGCAGCTGAGTTTAACTATCAACGTTAGAGCAGCAGCTAGTCGTAATAATTACGGCGACCCAACATTCGGAAGTGCTTCATCTATGTCAGCTCGTGTAGAGAATAAGACTGATATATTTGAAACCACGACAGGTATGGAAGAGCGACAATCAATTGTCGTGATTACGGAAAGTGAGATTAAAACCACTGACCGTGTTTTCCTCCCTGGTGATAGTGCTGACACTGCTAACCTTGGTCATGTGCCGAGAGAGGTGGCTAAGTTCTATGACGAAAAAGGTAACGTAGATTTCTACAGGACGGTTCTTTGATATGAAAATTAAAATGCTAGAAACAAGTTATCAAGTATCTAACAATCGAAGAACTTTTACTCGTCATCTTAAAGACCGTATCTATGATACCGGTGAAGAAGACGCCAAGCGAATCGTAGAGTCTGGCGCAGCTGTATATGCAGAAGGTGAAGAGAACCCGCCTAAGCCTAAACCTGCTCCCAAGAAAAAGAAGACTAAGAACGTAGTTGAACCACCTATCGAAGATATTGAGATTGCTCCAGTATCTGAGCCAGAGGAAGAGTCTGATGGCTAAGTTTAAGATCTTCGGAACAAAAGTTGGTGAACGTCCGACAGTCAAAACTGCTGGAGGGTTTAGATCTTCTTTGTTTAATGGGGGCGTTGGGGGCTTCAAGACATCTGCTAAAAATTTAGATATCTCAGAGAAGCAACTTCAACATGCAATCGCCGCAGCTTTGTTTGACGAAGCTGTAAAGATCATGAACAAAAGTCAGAAGCTTGTCCCGGTAGGTCCAGGTAAAACACGAGGTGGGGATTTTATACCGGGAGGGGAATTGAAAAGGTCTGCTATTGTTAAAGCACCTAAAACAATTAAACGCCCTGAAAGTAATCTTAGTTACAACACCGTCTATGCTTTAAGGCAGCACGAAGAGCATTCAAGTAAATCCAAGTATCTTGAACGTCCTATTCTGGCCTCACAAGCCGGTATGAGTAGAAGACTGACAAAAGGTGTTAAGAAGCATGCTAAAGATGGAACCAAGATAGGTCAGTTGTCTGACAAGGAATACGGATAATGGCTGCTCAGCTTGATGTTGCAACATTCATAGCATCTAGCCTTGGCAGTCTTACGTTAGGCACGAACTGCTTCGCTGGCCCCGTAAAGAAAGTTTCAACGGGTTCAGGTATTCCCCACACAGCTGTGTTTGTAATAGGCACAGGGGGGCTACAAAAAGAAGCATTTATCGATGGTGGTTCAAAGGGGGGATTATCAAGACCTACGGTTCAAGTCTTGGTAAGGTCTGATAAGAATGATTTCTCAGGGGGTCTTTCATTGGCTGAAAGTGTATTGGCTGTAGTTGATATGGGACCGCCAACAGCAAGTTATGCAGAATCAAGATCTAACACATCTGAACCGATATACATTGGAACAGATGATACTGGCCACCATGAGTGGTCTATAAATTTAACGCTTACAAAGTAGGAGATATAAAATGGCAAACGAGATTTTAGGAAGAACGGTTGAATTTCTAGTCGCTAGAGATGGGGAAACTTTAACTACTGCGGCGGCATCTGTTAGTAAAGTTACAGACCTTTCTATTAGTATGAATGCAGATGAAATTGAAACAACTTCATTTGATAGTGCCGGTGTGCGTACATACACAAAGGGTCAAAGAGATATGACTTTTGATTTCTCTTTTATCTTTGATGATTCAGGAAATACTGCTCAAGAAGATATTATAAGTAGTTGGCATAACCTTGCAGGTGGTGACGGAACTACAGCAATTGATGGTATCTTGGATTTCAGTATTAAACTTGAGGGTACTTCAGGGCAAATGTCATTAATCGGAGAGTGTTTCATTACTAGCCTTTCTTATTCTACAGGTATGGATGACGTTCAAAGAATTGATTGCTCCGCAAGAGTATCAACGATTGGTACATATGATTTTCTTCCAGCAGCTTAATTAACTAACTAACCGGGGCAAAAAAAAATGAGTGCAAATTCTAAACGTGGTGAAGTAGAAGTCTATATTGGAAACAAAACACGCTTGGTGCGTTTCCGAACAAATCAAATAGCGCAGCTTGAAGACCTTTCAGGTAAAGGGATCATGAAGCTGATGGATGAAGATTCTGTAGGTATCAGATTACTTCGGGATGCGTTGTTTGTGGGGCTTCTGCATGAAAGCAAAAAGCTTACTCCTAATAAAGTAGGGTCTTGGCTTGATGATTTTGACGGTGACTTGGCGGATCTAGTAACAGAAGTTTTTACTGCTTTAGCTGAGTCAATTCCT